AAGAATCATTAGGTGTAGACTTATTGACAGAATTGTATAAAGCAATTGGTGCCGTAAGAGCAGCTGGTGAAACAGGTCCACTTAATTGTGTAGTTTCAGCAGGCGCATACCAAGGCTTTATGGAAAAAATTGGTTCATCAGCATTTGCAGGTGGAGACACACAAAACGCAGCAATGCGTTCAGGCTTCATTGGAATGATTGCAGGAACTCCATGTTACGTTTCAGCTTACTTAAATGACACTAACACAGGTCTTACAAACACTAAATTTGCAGTGTTCTCTGGAGACGCACTACGCATGGCTATGCAAGGTGGAGTTAATGTTGAAGTTGAAAGACGTGCAGCGGCAGTTGGTAATGATATTGTTGCATCAGCAGCATTTGGTGTTGACGTTATTGACGCAACACGTGGTATCATTGTTCAAGACGCAGTATAATAGAGCTTAAAGCAAACTGGAGCGGGCAACTGCTCCAGTTATTCAACAGGAGAAGAAAATGGCATTTGCTACAAATACAAATTTAGAAGAATACGCTCCGGAAGTTTTCCAACAAGGAGTTGATGATTGGACAGATGAACTGGCCAAAGCTGAAACTGATGTTATCAACATGATTCAATTCAAGTGGTGGAACAAGTTCTATAGCCGTAGTCAGTTTGCAAGTAGTAAATTAGTTGAAGCACAGTGGACTAAGACTACAGTATATCAAGCAATGTATGCCTATATACTACCAAGACTTTCAACGTTTAGACCAGAAGGTGATCCCTACAGAGAACAATTATCTTTTTATAAAGATAGGTTCAATGAAGAATGGGAACTACAATTTGGTGTTGGAATTAAATATGACTTTGAAGATGATGGAACTATTAATAATAGTGATGTTAAACAAGTAAGTCAAACTAGGTTGTATAGATAATGGCACGCAGGGAAGATATATTAGTAGAAGTAACTAAGTTACTGAAAGCTCAACGTAGCGTTAAGTTTGGTGTAGTTCAAAGAGATCCTATAGATCCCAATGAATTAGCCAAAACTGCATTTCCAGCCGTATACATAGAAACCACTGATGAGGATATTGAGGACATTACTATGTCTATGAATACTTCAGGAGGTGCGTTAGAACGTAGAGGTGAAATGGAAATAGATATTGTTTTGTTAATTGGTGGAAGAGAAAGAGACACACAGCGTAATATTGCTGTGGAGGCTACTGAAAATACACTAATGACAGACAGATCATTATCTTCAACTGTAGAAGATATTAGGCTCACAAGAGTTGAGACTGTTACAACAAGTGAAAGTGCCCCTTTTGCAAGTTGTAGAATGGTATTCACAGTAGAATACTGTTATCAATTAAATAATACATAAAGGAGACATAATATGTCAAATTGTTACGCAGGAAAAGACGGTGCGTTAGGTGTGTCAACAGATGGTGGAACAACATATACAAATGTTGCTATGCTAACTTCTTGGGATGTTTCTCAATCCGCAGAAACACTTGAGTGTGCATACATGGGCACTTCTTGGAAAGAACACCACGCTGGTTTATTATCATGGGAAGGTTCAGCAGAAGCTAACTTTACTGATACAGCAGCAGCTGGTGGTATGACACCAGCTCACTTGGCTGCAAACCAAGTAACCATTGGTCAAACTATTGACCTTTACTTTTACCCAAACGTGTCTGATGCAGACTTTGGTTGGGCTGGTAAAGCAGTAGTTACATCAATTGACAATAGTGCAAGTTTAGGTGACGTTCAAACAGTAAGTTTATCATTTACTGGAACAGGCGCACTTACACAAGACATTACTGTTTAAGGTGAAATTGGATTAGTCATGAGGATATCAAATGTTTAAAAGTAAAGCTACAAGACAAACAGAAAAAGATATTGCTCATGACTATGACAATTATCAAACAAGACTCTTTAGAGAGTTAGTCCGTAAAACTCCTATTGACACTGGACAAGCACAACGTGGTTGGAAAGAGATTCAAGATATGGGCAAATTAATAGGAACAAACAAGAAGGCAGTGATCATAAGAAATGATGTTGCCTACATACAAAGACTGGATGAAGGGCATTCAAGCCAAGCACCAAAAGGATTTGTAGAAAAAACAATTAAACAAACAAGGAAACCATAACATGGCAGAAGCAAATAAAAACAGCGTTCTAGGAAACGCAAAGAATCATTTTAAAAACGCATTAACACATGAACTAGTAAGCATTGAAGTTCCAGAGTGGGAAACAACAATCTATTTCAAAGCAGCAACTACATTTGCATCAGAACAAAAGATTATTGAATTACATTCAAAAGGTAATTTAGTAGAAGCATTAGTTGAAACTCTTATTGTTAAAAGTTTAACAGAAGATGGAAAGAGAATGTTTAGCAACGCAGACAAAGTTGTGCTTATGCGTCAAGTAGATCCAGACGTCATTATTAAAGTTGTATCAGCAATGAATGACGCAAAACAAGAGGCTAAAGAAAGCCTGGGAAACTAACTGATGATCTAGATATAATGTTTGCCTATAAATTGGCAGATAATCTAGGTCAAACCGTAGAGTGGGTGTTGAATAACGTGACAGATATTGAGTTTGAAGGCTGGGCTAAATACCATAACTGGTTAAACAAACAGCAACAACCAAAACCCACACCGGGACATAAAAGGAAATAACGCACATGGCTAATCACAATATTACAATTACAGCTACTGATAAGACACAAAAAGCTCTTAAAGGTGTAGACAAAGGGTTAGATAAAGCATCCAGAAGAGCGTTAATGCTCAAAGGTGCCATTGGGTTAGCCGGTGCAGCCATGGCAGCATTTGGAGCCCTAAAAGTCTTTGATAAAGTTATTGATGATATGGACAGTTTAGCCAAACGTGCCCGTAACGTTGGTATTGAATCAGAAACAGGCTTTGCTAAGTTTCAAGTAGCAAGTAGATTACTTGAAAGAGGCGGACTTGAAATATCAGAAATAGATAGAATGTTCCGTAACTTAGAAGGACGTATGGCAAAAGGCCTTGAAGGCAACAAACAATATGCTGAAGTCATGGATAAACTTGGTGACAGTATATTTGACGCTAACGGTGAATTAAAAGAAGCACCAGACTTGTTTTTAGCTGTAGCTACAGCAATGCAAGAGGGCAAGATTGATATCAAAGATGCTCAAACAATATTAGGTGAAATGGTTGGACCTAAAGTTCTAGGTCTATTTACAGATCTAGCTAACAAAGGCACTGCAGCAGGTGACGCCATGGCAGAAACTGCAGACGGCATGAATCTAATTACATTTGACCAAGCCGGTAAGGCAGAAGCATTCAATGATGCAATGGATGATCTAAAAGATGCATTCAATGATTTCTTAACAGAAGCAATTACACCATTGCTACCAGCTATGACAACATTTATTCAAGACATAGTTGAAAAAGCTCCTGGACTATTAGAAAAGTTCAATGAGAAGATGGCAGAATTCCAACCTGTATTTGATGCACTTGGACTTGTTATGGACACAGTAATAAATCCAGTATTTGAAAGTTTTATAGAGTTTCTTAAAACAGGCAGTGAACAACTAGTTAAGTTTTCAGAAACACATCCAGAGCTAACAAACCTAGCAATAGCACTAACGGCTGTTGGTGTAGCAATTAAATTATTAAATCCATACACTGCTATTATTGCCGCAATAGCTCTTGCATTTAACTTTTGGCCAGAAATAAAAGAATACGTTGAAGAAGTCAGAGATAATTTAGGTGACTTTGGAATAGGTGCAGCCAAAGACAAAGTAGTAGCAATGAAGGATAAGATTGTTGAAGTATATGTAAACCTAAAAGAGGCAACAATAGAAAAAATAACAAACATGAAGAATGCTATTGTTGATGAGTTTGTAGCAATGAAAGATAAAGTAATGGAACCAATAAACAAACTCAAAGATGGTGTTGTTGGTGTATTTGAAAAAATAGGTAACATACTTGTATTCAACTCAGTTGTGCCAGAAATGAAGGAAGCCATTATAGCAGAGTTTGAAGAACTTGGTGACAAGACAGTATTAACAACAGACAAAATGGTTACAGATATTCTCACTGACTATGAAAAGTTATCTAAAGTCATGGGAGAGACAACCAAAGAAGGCGCAGAGAGTGTTAAAAGCAACATGCAAGAAGCCGCTGATGCAGCCGGTGACTTTGTAGATGGAGTAAACAAAGACTTTAATGATAGACTAGTAGACGGACTGGTAGATGGTAATTTAAGTTTTGATACATTTGCTGACTTATGGAAAAGCACACTAAAAGACTTGTTGAAAGATACACTAAACGGCGGAACCTTAATGAAGGATATATTCAGTAGCTTTGGTGGATTTGGAAGCGGTGGTAGTGGTGGCGGCCTTGGTGGAATCTTTAGTGGAATAAGTGACTTCTTTGGTGGACTGTTTGGCGGCGGAGCTCCTGCCATGCCTGCTATGCCATTGGGATTAGGTTCAATTGGTAGTGGATTATTTGGAGGCTTCTTTGCAGACGGCGGAAGAATACCAGCAGGACAGTTTGGTGTTGTTGGTGAAGCAGGACCAGAACTTATTAGCGGACCAGCAAGAGTAACCAGCAATGAAGACAGTTTTGGTGGAAGCACTCCTCCGGTAAATATAACTATACAAGCAATTGACACGCAAACAGGCACTGAGTTCTTATTGAAGAATAAAAAGCAAATTGAAGGCATTATACAAAATGCATATAACAGACGTGGAAAACAAGGAATTTATTAATTATGAAAAATTTATTTACATACCCATCAAATCCATCAACCAACTACATTGATCCAAACTACGTAGGTAATGCAACCAGCGGAATGACACGTAGGATAGATGATTTACTTGATGGAACTTATAAGTCCTGGGAAGGATTAGATCCAATAGTTGATCTTAGTGCTACTACGCCTGATATAGAATCAAATATTAGTAAGTTTATTAATAGCTATGTTAGTTTAAAACATTCTTCAAATGTTGGTATGTATGACTTTTGGAATTTACCATTATTAAGTTGCACTATGAAATTAATTGATAGTGTAAACGTATTGTATGCAGTTTACAACTTTAGTCCCACAGAAGAAACAATATTTACAACAGCAGTTGAACATGAATTTACAAATGGACAACTGTTGTTATTGAATAACTTTAATGATCAAATGACGGACTACAACGGTGACACATTTTATGTTAAAGTGTTAACGCCAACAACGCTACAACTTGCATATAACAGTGATTTAACTAATTTACTAATTGTTGGTGATAATATTACAGGAACATTTAGCACAATTTGGCAAACAAAATCACAAACTCCATACGGTAACCCAACGCCTGGCGGTGGAGCGCCAACTGGAACATTTAATTACAATCCAGATACATTTAGAATTGACATGAATACATTTGTCCCTGATCCAAACAATGATCCACTAGCAATTATAAATGACGCAACACCTGTAAGAATTAATACAGTGCAATACAATGGTGCAGATTTAGCCACTAACACATATTACACTAAAGCAGTTGGAAATTTAGAATATGAATTGTATACTGACCAAGCATTAACTACTATAGTTAATGGAAGTGATTTAACCGGCAACACTAATAGACAAATATCAGCTAGAATAACATCTGGTTTTGATAAAACAGTTGCCCAATCTGCTATGACATGGACCACTGGTGGTCAAATACTTCAGTGTAATTCAACTGACTTAGCACATTTTACTGCAGATATAGACAACAGATGGGTTAGCATACCATATAGTCAACAACAACAATCATTTACTGGATTTGTTGGAGGGCCTACAGTCTTTTGGCAATATCAAATTGAATACACAGACATAACTCTTAGAACAGACGGACAATTTGAAATTGGTCAGCTTTATGTCAACAGTCTATTCAACAATTACAGAAGAATAACCAACAGTAGTGCAACACCAAATCAGCCAATGGAAATGGAGTTTGCTAGTGATGTTTATGATATTGATCCATTAACTACTGCTTACCCAGGAACTGATTGGGATTGGGAAATACTTACCACAACAGACTGGATAGTTGCTAAAGTTAATGATTGGACTTGGCACAGTTTACCTATATTTGACGGATTCCATTTTGACAATTTTACTAGATTAAGCAGTTATAACCAACCACACAAAGCTGACATAATAAATCAGCCAGGCTTGCCAGTATTAGATCCTGTAAGTTCTACTCTTACATTTAGTGATGCAATACAACAAAGCAGTCCTAATCCATCATGCGGACCTAATGGTCCAGAAGTATGGTTTGTGAATTTATCTAAATCATTTTATCTTCCACCAGGATATGATCCACTTTCTACTAGTAATCCACGTTTCTTTAGTGAAGACGGAATAATGAATGTAGTTGTTTGGAAACCAGGAATAAATTTAGATGACTACAGAATGAGCTTTGATGAATACGGCTTATTAAACATTATGGAAAAAGATGGATCAAATAACTGGACAGTTCCAATTTATGCACTGTTTGAAAGAGATGATCCTACCTCACCAAATTACAATTCACCATGGCTTGCACCTGTATGTAACTGGGCAATAACAGAAGGTGGTGTTGGTTCTCCTTGCTTTATAGCACAAACAGAATATGTTGGACTTACTAATACTGCAACTCAATTACATCTTTATCCAAATGCTATAGCAACCTCTGGCGGAGCAGGCAGTTATACACCAAATAGAGGTGTTATAAACTTAAAAGCCTTACAACAATTATGGCCAGATCTTAATCTTACTACAACATCATCATTGGATGTTACAGTATCACCGTGTCCATATGAAATAGGAACTCCTACTACTGTTGGATTCTTTAGAAAATTATGGGATGGTCCTCTTGGAGTTATTTCTCCTACAAACACTGTTGGACATGATCCTAATTTTCCATTATTGTATGCTACAGATTATAAAAATAATTCATTGGGAATTCCTTGTGCTGATACAAATATCCAACAAGCAGGCTTTCCACCATGCCAATTTGTAATGTCAAACAAAGTAACAGCTACACTACAAACCACTGGTGATGTTAATGCTGAATTTCTATTTAATGGATTAAATGTTGCATCAGCAGGAGAGCTTGCAGTTGATACAAGTGAACCACTCAAATATGAAGTTAGCTCAATTGACTTAAAACTACCTGGCAATACTGTTTACACTTACCAAGATACTAATAATCAACCAGTGTTTGGTGCTAGAATAGACCCTGACAAATATTGGAGAGCTGGAGAACAACTCAGTCAAGCATATGCTACACAAAATGAATTAGCACCAACTATAGCTGTTACTGTAGACAGCAATGGTAGATTAGCAAGTGCAACACTAACAGAAACTCCAACAAGTGAAGGCTTATTTGCAACAGGTGATAATATATTACTTCCAATGGTGCCATTAGCAGACACATATGTTCCACCAGTTTTAACAACAGCTGAACAGGCAGATGTTTGGGACACAGATGATGAATGGGCAGACTATGGATTAGCAGGTGGACTTAAAAGATGGCCAAATCATGTATCACCAAGCAACGCAACTGTTAATTACAGGACGCCTACTATAGTAAACAACAGTCAAAACGGTATTAAGTATACACGTTCAACTGGTTTTACTAAATGGACATTGGATGTTGAATATCCGCCAATGCAAGCAGATGACTTTAGAGAGTTTAGTGCAATTGCACAAGCGGCACAAGGACAAGCTATGCCATTCTACTTTATGTTACGTGACAAAAATGATAATAGTATATTATGGTCAAACTTTGGTGAGACTGGAACTTCAGCAGAAGCTAACTTTAATCAACCAGTAAGTATAGGTAACACAACAGCATTACTTGAAGGCTTTGCAGGAAATGAACAAAATGCATTGCAAAGAGGTGAAGTGTTTCTTGATGGAAACAATGAAAACGGTTATTTACACACAGCAGTAAACACAGTAAATGCAAACGCATTTGGTGAAGCTAAAATTAGAATAGCAATGCCGGCAAGAGAAGCTCAAGCAGTAGGTGAAAAGATATACAAAGATCCAGAATATGTAACTGTTACACTATCAAATGATAATTTTGAATACAGCGTAGACACAGCAGGTTTTTATTATGTGAGTGTAAGTTTTGATTTAGATGACTGGAAATAAAAATGGCAACCCTAGAACAGATAGTAGCAAAAGAAACTATACAATACTTTGATTGTGTTGCTGTAAACATTGACGCTACACACAACTATTACTTTACACAAGCACCATTTGATTTAACATTAACTGATGGCAACACATACCTTGCCGCAGGTGGATTGTTACAAATGACTGACTTTGTTGACAATGCAAACTTTAGTATTGAACAATTAGAAATACAATTAGCAGGTATTGTAGAATTACCAACAGGTGAAACAGTATTAAAAACAATACAAGGTTTACAATACATAGACAAACCTGTAACAATATACAGAGCATTTATGGAACACTACAGTGTAAGTCATCAAATAATTTTGTATAAAGGTTACATATCAAACATATCAGGCTCATTAGCAACAGAAGGTGACAGCACAACAGCTAGTATTACAACTGCAAGTCACTGGACAGACTTTGATAGACTAAGCACAAGATACACAAACTCAAACAGTCAACAAGATATACACACTGGTGATGAAGGCTTTAGTTTTGCAAAAGAAGTGCAAAAAGAAGTGCAATGGAAAGAAAATGCGTAGTGAACAGCAAATGAAAGTTGGCTTATGGTTAGCTACTAAACAATGGCAACCTTGGGCACGTGGAACCAATGATTGTTGCACACTGTTTATGGAATACCATGATCATATGTTTGGCACAGATACTGTATCAAGCATATACGGTAAATACAATGACTTAAGAAGTGCAATACGTTTACGCAAAGAATTCCCCACAGTAAACAAATGGTTCCCAGAACACGGGTATCATCAAGTGTTGCAACCCCAAACAGGTGATGTAGTAATGGTAGAACAAAGATGGTTTCCTAGCAGTTATATAATTTGTATGGCTCAAGCATGGGGTTTAACAGATGATTCAAAACGTATGACCAAACATATTATTGAAAAGCCAAACGTAGAATACAGCATATGGAGACATGAAGCATGGGATTAAGCAGTGTAGCAAAGTTCTTTATTAAACTAGCAATATCACTTTACAGTTATAATCAACAACGTAAAGCACAAAAGAGAGCTGAACGTCAAGCACGTGCGGCACGTAGTAATGTTCTAATAAACAAACAATCAAACAATGATCCTATATATGTATTGTATGGGCGTCAGCGTATGGGCGGAACAAGAGTATATGTTGAAAGCTCAAACGGAAGTGGTGACTTAGCTGGAACAACCAAACTAAACTTT